CAGTGCCTTCGCACTCCGCTGCTCCACCGCATCGACAAACGTCCGCGCCTCTTCGGCGTCAATCTTAGCGCCGGCGATCGCAATCTGCGCGGACTGCTGAATCCACGCCAGCCGCTCCTTGCCCTGCTGCTCGAGCGTCATCTGTTGGAGCTTCTGCTGCCCCTCCAGTTGCTGCTTTTGCATGTCAATCTGGCCTTTGGCCTGGGCTTCGGCTTGCTTCTCCGCCACCTTCGACTCAATCGCCTGCTTGAGTTGCTGGTTCTCCTGCCCCATCTGCTGCAGCGCGGCTTTAATCTGGGGCGGAATCTGATCCTGCCCGTCCTGCTCCGCATACTCGGGAGGCGTCACGATCTTGGCAATCTCATCGCCAATCTCGCCCAAGTTCTTCAGCTTCACCGCCAGCCCGAGCACCGCGCCGGCCGCCTTCGGCCCGGAGACCTGCGCAATCATCTGCAGATTGCTCACGAGCGTATCGGTAAACGCGGCGCCCTCCGCTCGCTGGCTCTCAAAGGCCGGTCCCTCGCTGATCGTGACGGTATGATCCCCCGCCACGCCGTTCGGCATGTCGCCTTTGCGCTGCATCTGGGGATTGTTGATGCTGACCGTCTTGGCGTTATCCTTCGCGTCCCGCACCCCGACCTCGCGGGGCGTGTCATAGACCTTCGGGATCAAGTCTTCGACAATCACCGCCCCCTGGTGCAGCATCTCGTTGTAGTGGTCGATGAAGTGAAACGACCCCTTCTGCTGCGAGGATTCAATCTGCTGCAGGGCCACGCCGGACTTGTCATTGCGCCGCTGCGCCTGCGTCGGCAACGGACTGATCCCCATCGCCGCCTGAATCGCCCGCCGCGCCGACTCCGCGCCAATCTCCAGATTCTGGATGAATGGCTCATACGGGTTGCGAACGGGAAACTCTGGGGGTTGACCGGGCATCCCGTCGATGAACGCCTCGACCTCAATCACCGAGATAGGCTCGTGGAGTGACTTCGCCAGGTTCGCCAACTGATCAGGTTTGAGCGACCCTCGCCGCACGAAGTAGGGAATCTTCGGGGTCATCCCCACGAGTTCCGCTTGGCACGTCCGGTAGTAGCAATAGAGCATATACGGGTCGCGGGCGAGCCGCGTCATGCTCAGGATCTTGCGCTTCGGGCCCGACCCCTCATCCACATAGATCACCATCCCGAAGCACGACACAAACGGGATGTATTTGCCGGCCCACCGCTGCCGCTTCTCCTGCCCCGGCTTCTTCAGAATCTCGACCCCGTTGGTCAGATACATGCAGACCTCGGGCACTTGCTCCTGCCGGCGATCGACGACCTTGGCGCCGTTCGTCGGCATCTGCTCGAGCTCGTCGGTGTAAAAGCCCTGCGTCCGACCGTCCGGCAGTTGGAGCAGCACCAGTTCCTTCGTGACCGGCTCGACCACCCAGTATTCCGCCACCTGGACGCGCTCCGGGGTAATCCAAGCCGGCGCCTGGCTCACCACTTCGGGCGTGAAGTTGGTCACTTGAGCATTGGGGAACTCCCGGCGAAACTCCTTGATGCTCCGCGACTGCAGATAGAACAGGTAGGTCTGATCGCTGGACGACGGCCGCAAGGCATCAGGGTCCGACAGCACGAGGTCTGGGTTCTCGATGCTGTCAATCCACAAGTCCTGCACGAAGCCCTTGGGCTGATACTTCGTGTTGAACCGCAGCCAGCCGTAAGACTGATGCACGGCGTTCTGAAAGGCCGTGGTATAGGCAATCTGCGCCTGCGAGCGATACTCAATCTCCCGCATCTTGCCCTGGTAGAACTCTGCCGTCTGGGCGTTCGCGCCGTTCCCCGTGGGGTCAAACTTCGGCGCCCGGGGGTTGGCGCGGACCTCATTGATCAGTTGATTGAAGTATTGATGGAGCTCGTCCAGGGACAGGCAAACCCGGCCGGCATCCTCACGGGCTCTGCGGTCCTTCGGGGCCCACGGGTCTCCACCGACCACCCGCATGTCTTCCTTGGCGGCATCGCGGATCGGCTTCCACTGGTCCAGGGCGTAGGTATACCGCTCTCGGAGCTCTACGAGTAGGGCATCATCGGCTGCGGAGTCACTGGATTGACGCTCCGGCAAGGGGCGGCCGGGATTCTCAGCCATTAGGACTCCGTGACCCGCAGGCGTTCGGGCAGCAACTGCTCGAGCAGCCGGCGCTCTTGCTCCGTCACGTTGGCGTGGACAACATAGGCATCGAAGTCGGTGCGGGTGCGGAAGTGATCGGCAAACCGGACGAACCGCGCCTGAAAGAGCCCACGCGGATGCTTCCCCCCGTCAGGACTGCGCGGATTCGCTCGAGCAGCACGCCCCATTACTTCGCTTTGTGCAGGAACTTGCCCAGATTGCGATGCGGATGCTGCTGCGCCCGCCAGTCGTAGGCGTAGGATTCGTGATTCGGATCGGCCGCGGGCTTGACGGCTCGCGCCTTCTTGACGTGCTCAGGCTTGCCCTGCTCAGAGCCCACGGCGAAATCATGCATCTGGTCGTGGGTCATCGAGGCCCGGATCTTCTCAGCCATCGGGAACGTGGCGCCGTGCTCGGCGGCTTGGAAAAGTCTCTGTTGTGCGCGTGATTTGCTAGGCAATGCCGCCTCTATACAGTAAAATGCCTGCTCTATGTCTACTAAACAACGAGACCATCTGAGAAACGTCGGCGCGAACACCAGATTTCAGAAAGGACGAGCCGCGCCCAATGCTAAACCAGAATGGAAGGGGTTGCCACGAAACAAATTCCGCCAACCGCTGAACCCATGTCCAGATTGCGGGCGAATGAAACTGGCGACCTCTGAGCGATGCTACCCTTGCGCCAATATAGCCAAGCGAAAGACGCAGGAGCGCATTGGCGTCGGTGGATATGTCTACGGTGCCGGCCGTCTGCCGAAGAAAGGAAACAGAACGCGAGGAAAGCCGATGCACATGGAGATAGCCGAGAAGGCGTTGGGAAGACCACTGAAGAAAGGCGAGCACGTTCACCATATCAACTGTGACCGAACAGACAATCGGAACTGCAATCTATTGATTTGCTCTGCGTCCTATCACACATGGCTTCACGGTCAGTATGCCCGTCGATTCGCCAAGCTTCACCTGACGCATTAGGCATGGCTACTCCGGGGAGATGTGGATCTGCCGCAGGAAGGCTTTATCGTCGCGGGACAGCTTCAGCAACTGCTCAATCGCCTTGACCCAGATGGCTTGCCGTTCGTCAGGACTCATGGCCGCTGATCTCCACCGTGCCCACGCCGGCAATCTGTTCCTTCGTGAAGTGGATGTGCTCCTCGAGCCGGGCATACCGACGCTCAAGGGCGGCAATGCGTTCGGTGAGCAGCGCCACCACCGCCGGCAGGTCATCGCGCTCCGCCACCTGCAGCTTCGCCGGCTGCCAGGTATCCGTGGTCTTCAGCGCCTGATAGGAGTCCACTGGCACGGCAGTATACACCTGTTCTACGTCCAGCCGACGCGGGGCCGATAGGGCGCTGGCATGGGCATGGCGACCCGCACCGGCTGCGCGAACGTCAGGGCCAAGGCGTCCCCGTCGTCCGGACTATCGACCCCGCGCTTTTTCATGTTCTCTTTCGACTCCAGGAGCACCCGATCCTGCTTGTCATGGGTATACCCTGGGCCGGTCAGGTCCATCTCGAGGGCCGACGTGCTGTCAATCGCGCCCCGCGGCAACCAGTCGCGCAGTTTGGACCACATATACGCCCGCATGTTCGCCAGCTTCGGGTCAGGGCTCTCCCCGCCGAACTGCACATCAATCACGTTGTCATAGCCCAACTGCCGCAGCCGGTCCGCAATCGGGCCGCCGATACTGCCGCCTGTCGCATCCACAAAGAGCTTCGCCACCTTCTGGCCTGAGTAGTCCCGCGTCAGGACATCGGCGGCCAGCGTGACCATCTTCATGGAGTCTCGAGCCTGCGCCCCTGGCACACGGATCGGCGGAATGCTGCGAGCATCCGGTCCCCGACGAAATCGGATGACGCACTCATCGGATCCTCCACGAGCCAAGTCAAGACCCGCGAGGAGCGGCTCATCTGGCAAAGCGAGCACTTGCCGGGCCTGAGCGGCGGCAACCGTGGCGGTATCAATGAACTGCAGATCCGAAGCTGCCGGCGGCAGACCGAGCACACGAACGCGAAAGAAATCACTCCCTTCGCCATAATCCTGCGCCCATTCCGCAATCTGCGTCTTGTTGGTAAACCGGGATTCACGGCTATCGACCACGGTCACGACATACCGTGAGCGTTGCACCCCGAAGCACGCCGCATGGAAGGCGCCCGTAGTCCTGGTCGGGTTGCCGAACAGGAACTGCATCGGCTCCCCGTCCGTCAATCCGCCTTCGCTGACCTCGTGGATCTTGTCCGGCACCGCGGAGTCTTCGTCGTTGATGTAGAAGCTGGTGCTATCGGCGGCATGCTGGCCGGCGAAGGCTTCGCTGTTCTCTTCCCGGCAGGACTGCGGGGCGCAGAACCAGCTTTTGGGATACTGCCGGTGATACATCCGGTTCGCCACCACCGCAAACCACGGCGCCGTAATGCACAGGCCCGTCCAGTGCTGCACCGTGGCCCAGGTCTTCGTCTCGAGTTGGGTAAAGGTGTTGGCCGTGATGGTGCCCTTGCAGTAGGGGCGGGTAGACATGATCCAATCGACCAGCCACGCCACCATCACGGACTTGCCGATGCCGTGACCGCTCGAGACCGCCCGCCGGATGGGCTGCACCGGAGTGACCCCGTCAAAGGCTCTGGTCCGGACTTCTTTGCCAAGGTCCTCAAGGAACGCCCGCTGCCACGTATCCGGGCCGTCATGCTGGCTCAGGGGGCCAGGCTCGCCCCACGGGTAGGCTTCCAGCACGAAGCGGAGGGGGTCTTCGGCGCAGTCTCTCGCCCACTCGGCTAAGGCCAGTTCGTCGGTGGGGCTAAGCCGTGAGGCGTCGAGCATGGCGCTGCTTCAGGACATCGACGATGTTGATGGTGATGTTCAGTTCCTGGGGTTGCTCAAAGGCTTTGCCGTCCGTGCGGTCCAGCACGTCCTTGCTCGCCCCCAGTTGCACCGTTGGGAACTCATCCCGCGCTAAGAGCTTCGCTAAGGTCTGAATCGCTAAGGGTTGCAGGGCCATCAGACGCTCTTTCGCGGAGGCTTGCACCTGCGGGGCGGCCCCGCCGTGCATATAGCAGACAGCACCACCAGGGATGGGCCGACGCTTGCACCGGTTGCCGGATCGGCTATGCGCCGTGCAGGGCGTAAATGGGGCATCTATGGGGTTTGTGCCGTCCATAGGGTCTGAATGCACCTTCACGGGTCCGCGGGGGGCGTGCTTAGACACGTGGCACCAAAGTATACACCTGAGTCATGCGGGGCTGTTGTGCCTGACGATGGTGAACGTCAATTCAGTGATGCGCTCGTCCTTCTCATCGAGTTGCTTCGTCAGCATCTCCAGGCTGCGTCTGAGTAGGGCGTTCTCCTCCGTCAACGCATTGACACGCAGCTCTGCGCCACGCACATAACCGGCCGCCCATGATTTCTGCTCTTGTAGCTCCTGCTGGAGACGGGAGACCTCGGCCAACAGGAAATGAATATCATCGGTGTGTTTGAATGTGCCGATGTAGTAATCAGTCGCTAGATTCTCAGCAATTCGTTGGAGGCGTGTGGGGGTGTCGTCAGGGGCGACGGGCGGCAAGCACGTCATCGGACAGGTTGGCGCGTGGAGACTCGGATCGCGCACCTCTGAGCCATGACCGGGATAGCCGAACATCATCGCGCAATTGCAGCGCGGGGTGTCGTCAGGGGCGACGGGCGGCGTCGGAACAGGGCGCAGTCGATACGGCTTCCCGTCACGATGAAGACTACACCGCGCCGGAATGAGTCGTTCGTCAGACAAATCGACAGGATCGCTGCACATGCAGGTGTAATCCAGTTGATGTGTAGCTCGCGGCTCGTCAGGGGGGCGGGACGCGGCGGTCATCCTTTGAGCCTTTGGATTACAGGCAGGACACACATCAGATTCTCCCGGAATGGCACAGATGCACCGCGTTGGGGGGCGGGACTCAGACATCAGCTACCTCAACAGGAATAGTTCGGCTCATGGCTGCTCCTTGGGGCCGTCGGCGGCAACTGGTGATTCAAGTTGGCTTTCACGCTGTCTCGCAATTGCGGTGTATTCCTCAAAATATTCTGGGAAAGCGGCGATCAGCCGTTTCTGGTTGTCGGCATCTGCGGAACGAAAGAGTCGCCCAAGCCCCTGCACGAAGCCACCACCGTAAATAATCATCGCTTCCGTGACATGCCAGCGTCCAAACATCTCTCACTCCTCCGTGGGGGTGGGGCCGTCGGCCTGCGCGAGGGCGGCTTCCAGCGGTTCAAACACTTTGTAAACGCCCTTCCAGTCGTCTGTGCCGACGTTCGCGTTATTGAACCACTCAACAGCGGCATGAGCAGTTTCAATCAGCGCGGGCAGCGCCACGAAGGCGCGGGCGTCGGCTTCCGACTTGAAAATCGCCACAATCAGCATGCCATGCGGATCAATCGCGGCCCACCAGCCTGGATGATCATGTTCAGCGCCATCCATCACGGTGAGCGGGGCGGGTGTCCTCGGCATCACAACCTCTCAGGAAGAAACGACTTAGCCGCGCGTGGAGACGCTGAGACTATTCCAGCGACAGGATCTACCGCGTTTGTTGACGCGGGTTCTTTCACCGGCAGCCACGCCAGGCCGATGTGATACGCCAGCGGAAAGGGGATCTTCGCAATGTGTGCCGATGCGGCCTTTCGCGCCTTGCTCTTGCTGCCGCTCAGGCGAGCAATATAGGGCTGCGATGAGTTGAACCAGTCGCCGCCCTGCTTCAAGCCTTCACGGCCACTCCCGAAGCCGCCGCCATCCTTGCGAATCGGCATGAGGGCCGGCACGTCACCCCAGAGGTAATAGCTGCCGAAGTTCCACCGCGCCCG